ATAATGCTAATCCAAAACTGATTGATCTTTACAAAACCTATTACTGTTTGCAGTGGGATTTGAAATACACCATGCGTTCAACAGGCACATACAGACAAGATCAAAAAGACAGAAAGGAACTGTTGATTACCAATTATGAAAGGTAGTATAATATAACTGTGGAATACACAAAAGAATTACAAAAACTATTTTTAGAAATGTTTCTTGCAGATGCACAGTCATTTGTGAGAGCACAAAACATTTTTCGCTATGCACATTATGATGCACAGTTGCGTGAGCCTGCCAAGTTCATCTATGAGTATGCCAATGAATACAAGACACTGCCAGATGTTGAAATGGTCAATGCCAAGACAGGTGCAGACTTGCAGTCAGCGGCAGACATTGATCCGAAACACTTTGATTGGTTCCTTGATGAGTATGAAAGATTTGCTCGTCACAAAGAACTTGAGTCGGCCATCCTTGCTTCAGCAGACATGTTGGAGAAAGGTGAATATGGCTCTGTGGAAGAGAAGATCAAAAAAGCAGTGCAGGTTGGACTCACCAAAGACATGGGTCTGGACTATTTTGAAGATCCCAAAGCAAGACTGCAGGCACTCAAAGACAACAATGGCATGGTGCCCACTGGTTGGAAGAACTTTGACAAGAAACTGTTTGGTGGTTTCAACAGAGGCGAACTGAATATATTTGCTGGTGGATCAGGTGCAGGTAAGAGTTTGTTCTTGCAGAACTTGGCATGCAACTATGCAGAGCAAGGATTAAACTGTGTGTATGTAACACTGGAGTTGAGTGAGAAGTTGACTGCAATGAGAATTGATGCAATGATGACTGAGACGCCCACACGTGAGATATACAAAGACTTGGACACTGTGGACTTGAAAGTAAAGATGAAAGCCAAGACATCAGGCAAGTTGAGAATCAAATATATTCCAGCAGGTGCCACAGCGTTGGATGTGAGAGCATACATCAAAGAGTTTGAGATACAACACAATCTCAAGTGTGATGTGATATTAATTGACTATTTGGATCTGTTGATGCCAATGAACAAGAGAGTGTCGCCAAGTGATTTGTTTGTCAAAGACAAGTATGTGTCAGAAGAGTTGAGAAACGTAGCAGTGGACATGAACTGTTTGTTGATCACAGCATCACAGTTGAACAGAGCATCTGTGGAAGAGATTGAATTTGATCATTCGCACATCAGTGGTGGCTTGAGCAAGATACAAACAGCAGACAATGTGATTGGTATCTTTACATCTCGTGCAATGAGAGAACGTGGCAAGTATCAGATACAGTTTATGAAGACAAGATCCAGTTCTGGTGTTGGACACAAAGTAGACTTGGAGTTCAATGTGGACACACTGAGAATACTTGACTTGGCTGAAGATGAAGAATATCAATCATTCAAAAAACAAGCGCCAAGCATCTACAACAATCTAAAAAGAACATCCACTGTAACTGCTGAAGCCAAAGCAGAACATCAGTCAGATGAACCGCCCAAGGATGACATTGGCAAAGTAAGAGCCAATGTGGAATCATCCAAGATCAAAGACTTAATAAAAAATCTAGGCAAAAATTAATCTGTGGAACGCATCAAAGATTTTATTTGGTGGTATAAGAAACTAACTGCTGAAGGATATGGTCGTATCATTTGTATTGAGTTTGCCGCTTACAACAGCAAACACTTCCATAGAGATGGCAGCTATAAAAAGAAACCACAGCAAAACTAAAATTGGTAAAGTCTGATTAGTTGTAAAATTTATCAATAGACACACTCTCACATTCAATGGCTTCAATGTAATCTGAATTGTTGAGATGTTTGACTCTGCCAATACCACGCACCACATCGTTGTCTGTGTATGAAAAGGGTCGATTTACAGTGATATCTACATAGTAGCCGTTGTCTATTCCTAGTGTGACAAATGTTACATACTTCTTGTTTCCGGCTTTGTAGACCCTTCCATTTGCAATTAAACCGCAAAATTCCACACGGTCAAGATACAGATGTTTGGTATAAAAGCCTGGCAAGAAAGATTTGTTTGACCACCAACCATATCGCTTGTATTGATACACAGGATCGTCCCAACGATCTGTTTTGGAAATGGTTGTGGGTTCAAGTCCTGCTCGTTTGGCTTCTGTCTTGTACACCCAACGCTTGTAGGATCCTTTGCAGTGTTTGAGAGCACCTTGCCAAAAGCCTTGCACATTGTGTGCTTTTTGGTAAGCCAGTGCCCATATCAGTCTGCCCAAGTTCACAGCATGTGCTCTGCACAGTCCAAAACCACTCAGTGATTGCAGTGTGCGAAATATTTCATCCTTGCGTGGATGATCGCCCAGTCTGGTCATAAACTCCATCACACGTTCTTCATTCTTCTTGGCAAATGCTCTGCGATACATGTCTGCATCATAGTGATTGCATCCTATGAGTTTGGCAATCTGCACAATAGCATCATCTTCACACACCACCACATCTGATATTCTGTCAGATGACCAATCATTGAAGAACGCTGCCTTGCGTCTGCCTTCCATGGCCACTGGACGTATCAATGCTGTGGCAAACACACAGTCAAGCATTGACTGAGGGCGTATGGCTCGGAACAGTCTTCTCATGGCGGGAGATTCTCCCTGGGTAACTCCCAACACGTCTCCCCGACTCAACAAAGACGAAGTAGCCTCGTCTATCTCGGGATATTCGAATAATTTTGTTTGTGGATCTATTTCCAACAGTTGGCTGAGTCCTCGATTGGCTAGGATGTCCACTTTGAGATGTTCCAGATCCTCCACCTCGTTTTTGTCTAGTAGTATTTGATTGGTTTGTGATATTAAAGATTTTGGTAATTGCCTTGTAAACATTAAGATGCCTCCACAGTGTTTTGATATACATTTCTTTTTGCCTTTCAGTTTGTTTTCTATTCGTTTTGCCTCAACGGGATCAATGCCCAATGATTCGTAGGTGAACTTCCTGGGCAAGCGTCCCCGGTACCCTAGTCTTTTGGCTGCCTCACGTTTGGCTGACTTGTCTTGATACAACACATAGTTTGATATTCTAGCAGACTTGCCAGGCCATTTTTTGTATATGCGATTCATCACTTCTTCCTGACGATAGTGTGGATAGTCAATGTCCACATCAGGTAGATCATCTCGCTTGGGATTGAGGAATCGAGCCACAGGAATGTCCCACTGGATGGGGTCAACATCAGTGATGCCCATAAGGTAACACACCAGACTGGAACCAGCCGAGCCTCGAGTCATGTGAGGAATGTCTTGAGTAAGATCAAGAATATCACGGATTTGAAGAAAGTAATCCACAAACCGGAGATCAAGAATGATCTCAAACTCCTCTGCGAGTCTGGATTGGTATTCTGGTGCGGGGGGACAGGTACGTGTGAAACGTTGAGTTAGTTTGCCTATGAGTTCTATCGCCTTTACGTCTTCCATTGTCTTTGCCTTTGTTGCCTTTGTGAGCCTGAGGTTGCCTCAAACAGTAATGATATTTATCTTGTGTGATGACAGTGATTAAAAAAAATGATTCAGTAATAAATTATGTGACTGTGATGGCAGTCACTGTGTTGGCTTGGTGCCACTTGTAGCAAGCATTATGTTGCTCATATTCGGTCAAGGTGTATATTACCATAGTTGTACTGCTTGGTGTTTCATCTATAGAATCTGACACCCAGTCTAAGTCTCCAGATCCATCTATGTTGTAGGTTCCTGCAGTTACAAATTTTTGCAAGTCTACGGCAGTGGAATCATCACTCGAATATGTAGCATCAATATCAGATTGACTAGCAGTGTCAGCACAGAGATAATAGGTATGCTGTGCTGTAGAATCGTAAAGAATGTCGTTGATGTCTCCTCGATCTTGGAACCATATCACACCTGAAGCAGTCTTGTTGAAGTCCCACACCCATTCACTTTGATGGGCTGCTACTATGGTTGGTCTGTAAAAAGGTCCTTCAAGATTAAGTGTGGAATCATTAGCAATAGTATTACCATACCATATGTGTTTAAATGGACGAGCATTAGGGTAAGCACACAGTTGGGCTAGAGTTGAATCATTATCCAACACACGTTTATTGTAATCATACTGAGTGGTCACTGTCTCTACATCATCAATGATGAGTTGATCAACACATACGTCAGTGTGTTGA